GATTCGCATGGAAGGCGAAAAAGACTTTATTAAGGAAGCAATCAAAGAAATTTGCGATGACTTGAAGTTGCCTAAGAATATTGTGAATCGTCTGGTTAAAGTTTACCACAAACAAAACTATGATGAAGAAGTTGCTGTGCATGAACAATTTGAACAGTTGTATGAAACGATTGTAAAATAATGCCAACAAAAGATGAAATGTACAAGTTTCAGGAAGAGATTGAAAAACTCGTACTAGAAACCAATTACAACTATATGGAAGCAATCATTGAGTATTGTAATAAGACTGGCATGGAGATTGAACTAGCCTCCAGTTTGGTAAACAAAGACTTGAAGGCAAAGATTGAGATTGATGCACAAGAACTCAATATGTTGCCTAAAACACGTAGACTTCCTATTTGATTTGTGATATAATTATAGCATGACAGGCTATGAAGCATTCTCTCTTTACCACGTACTAAAATTGCATTTCACCTCGGGCTATGACTTTTTTAAGTACAGCGGTAAAACAAACATCACTATAGAATCGTTTGAGAAAAGAAAAGACAAGTATCATTTCTACAAGTTATCCAGAAAGTTTAACAATCGTAAAAATGACTACATTGATTTTGTTATCTCAAACCTTCTACACAATGATAATTGTTGGGCAGGAACTTTGCTTGAAGATGATTCAGATGAAGTTAATATAAAGAGACTTGCAATCGTTCAAGCATTGAGTTATAACTTTCAAAATGATTGTTCGGTGATTGGTGAGAGTGGTAGCATAAACGATTTATTAAAAACTGATGGTGAGTATCCAGAGTTATTGACGATGACCTTGCAAAAAGTTATTCAAGCTGAAACTCTATGCATACTGAATTCAATGATGAATTTTCTTCCTATGTGGCAAAGAAAAATCTCAGATGACATTCGCTGGCCATTACTATACAAAAAGTGGACAAAGTATTCTCCGTTTTTGAGTTTTGATAAAGCAAAGTTTCGTGAAATAGCATTGAAAGAATTGAAATGATTGAAAAGATTTATTTGGATATGGATGGTGTTCTCTGTAACTTTGAGCGCCGATATTTTGAGTTATACAAAGAACTGCCTGGTTCAATGCGTGACCGAAAAGATTTTAATGTTCACTGGCATGACTTCATAGCGACAAAGCAATTTGAAACGCTAGACTGGTATCCTGGTGGTAAAGAATTGGTTGCATTTTGCTTTGAAGCGGATGTACCGATTGAGTTGTTGACTTCTTCTGGTGGTAACAAATACCATGATGAAGTTGCACGACAAAAAATTGTTTGGTTAGAAAACAATGGTCTTGGTAAACTAAAGGCGAACGTTGTTCCCGGTCGTAAGCACAAGGCTGAGTATGCTACACCAAACACAATTCTTATTGATGATACACAAGATATTATCCAGATGTTTAACGCCGCTGGTGGTATTGGTATTCTTCATAAAGAAATTGGTAATACTTTAATGATGCTTGAAAAGCTACTTGAAGTTGAACTAAATACATGATACAATGAATCATGTGGATAATTTTATACAACGCATACAATTTATACAAAGGAAAATACTATGTCTTTCGCTAATCTAAAACGCAACCGCGACAGCCTTGATAAACTCACTAAGGCTATTGAGACCACCACACAAACTGCTGAGGCTGGCTCAAAAGATGACACCCGATTCTGGGCTCCAACTGTAGACAAATCTGGTAACGGCATGGCTGTTATTCGTTTTTTACCAGCACCTTCTATTGATGGTGATGATGGGCTTCCATGGGTACGCCGTTTTGACCACGGCTTTCAAGGACCAGGTGGATGGTTCATTGATAACTGTTTGACTACAGTTGGTGATAAGTGCCCCGTTTGTGAACACAATTCTACATTATGGAATTCTGGTGTTGAAGCCAACAAAGAAATTGTTCGTAAACAAAAGCGCCGCTTGAGTTACGTTGCGAATATCTATGTTGTTTCTGATCCAAGCAATCCTCAAAATGAAGGAACTGTTCGTTTGTTCAAATTCGGAAAGAAAATCTTTGATAAGATTTCTGAAGCTATGAATCCAGAATTTGCTGATGAAACACCAGTTAACCCATTTGACTTGTGGGAAGGCGCAAACTTCAAATTGAAGATTCGTAATGTTGAGGGATATCGCAACTACGACAAATCAGAGTTTGCAGCCAAAGGTGCATTGTTTGAAGATGATGACAAATTGGAAGCTATCTACAAACAAGAACATTCTTTGAAAGATTTTACGGACAAGAAACATTTCAAACCATATGAACAACTTAAGGCTCGCCTTGATAAGGTTCTTGGTTTTGAAGGTGACGCTGTTCCTAATATTCGTGCAGAAGATGTTGAATTGCCAACACCAGTTACAAGAGCGAAGGCTCCTGTGTCTACTACTGTAGATGATGATTTGGATTACTTCAAGTCGTTAGCTGAACAATAAACTAAACTTCTTCAGAACTTAGTTTGCCCCGCCTAGTGCGGGGTTTTTATATTGGTCTTACGCCTGCGGCTGCTTGGAAGAACAATTCTAAGGCATCAATATTTGTAGCAGCCGCAACTGTTTGTGGTGTCGCACTTGAACCGCCATTATTAATTGTTTGTGGCGCACTAAATGCAATGACGGGAGGCTGTGAAGATGACTCTCTCATTGCGGAAGCCATTGCTGTACTTGCTTGTTCCAATGCACTACCAGGTAATGCTGGTTGTATTTGTGCTGTTGAAATAGATGCTTTATTATCTCCTACTCCAGCATAATAAGATTTTCCCGTGTAAGGATTAGCAATAGATGCGAATTCTTGTGATAGCGCATATTGTTGTTTTATAGAATCTGTTCCGCCTTGCTTCAATCTTTTATCAATCAATGTTTGAGCCAATTTATCTTGTGCAGTTTTATCAAACACATCATTCAAAGTAAGTCCAGTATTTCCATATGCGCCACTCATTAAACCAGCAAGTGTCTTTGGAATTATTTGATATCTTCCTGCGGCAAAAAGTTTTCTTTCACCTTGCAATTGCATAACTTCACCAATTTTCATGTTAGATAGACCGGGCATTCCTTCTGGTGTATCTCCCGCCTTTCCTTTATTGGCGGCATCATAACCCATTTTTCCAGCTTCACCACCGGCAATAATATCTAATAGATTTGCTTTAGATGGAGAACTGCTTGAATTGCCACTTGCTTGTGCCGCATCTGCCATCATACCTAAACGCACTTGTTCATCACTCTTAACTGGAGTTGGAGATTTTGATTCAGTAACATCCTCTTTCATAACTTCATCATAAAGACCTCCTTCACCAAAAATAAGTTTATATATTTCAATTAAATCATTTATAGCCCATATTGCTCCACCAACTGCGAATACGAGACTAAGACCAAAAGTCATCGGCGCGGCTGCAATTGATGTTCCTATTGCAACTACTCTTAACATAGCCGCTTCACCAACTCTCTTTAATAATTTTGATTTGAATACATTCATCAATTTTGGATTGTTGGAAAGTTTTGTAAAAAATGCTTTAACCTTTTCATACATGGTTTTATTTTTTACCATTTCTCTTTTTTCGCCAACACTTCCATAAGATGTTAATGGTTTACCTTCAGGAATTTTTGTCATAGGAGAAGGTGCTGTTGGCACAGGCGCTTTATACATTCCTGCAATTGTTTTAGCGCCGCGGTATGCTGTATAACCTGCCAATGCACCCTCAACTGCTTTATAACCCACTTTGTTGCCAATATCAATACCTCCTGCTCTTGGACCATCTGGATCAACATTACTTCCAGAAGGATTTGGAACTCCAGCATTTTTTAATTGTTCATTAATAAATGTTCCTATTTCATCTCTGAAGGAATAAGCTAAAGCTAAAACGGCGGCGGGTCCACCCATCATAAGTAAGTTTCTTCCATTTGAAGATGGTGTTTTACCTCCAGCAGGAGGTTTACCTCCAGCAGTACCACCTCCACCGCCTAAGGCTTTGCCCAGTGAAGCAACACTCAATACATTACCTAAAGTTTCAATGGCGGTCTTAATTACTGCGCCTAAATTTTGAATAGATGCTGTAATTATTCCACCAAGTTCCGTTACCAATTTTGTTCCTAGCGTCAGTATTGCTACAGATATTGCTCCGACAGCCTTTACTAATGTGGACAATAATCCGCCACTGTCTTCTTTCTTTGGGACAGCACTTATTGCAACAGGAGAAACACTTTTACTACCACCACTTTTTCCAAATTGACTTTCATATGCAGATTCTCTTGCGGCTGCATCTTTGAAGAACATATCTGATCCTCTTGATGCTTTTCCGCCACTTATGGTCACCAATTTCATAATGTTTTGGCGCATAACATTCATGTCTCTGGCCATTGCATTACTATTCATTGAATTTTTTGCAATGATGGAGAGTTGGGCTTCTTGATTCTTTGATGAAATAATTAGCGCATTTAATGCTTGTGATTGCATTCCACTATCGCCGAGCGATTTGCCAGAAGATGATTTATTTAATGCAGAATATCCTTTACCGAATATTTTTTGACCAATCGCAGAAGTTATGCCTGATCCACCAAACAGAATGTTTCTTGGATCAAGACGTTCCTTTGACCTCTTAAACATAGTAGAACTTAAAGAGGATAAAACTCCTCTGCTTTTTAGTTCTTGTTTATAAACATCCGTAAAAGTTGCCATTTTTATCTTTTCTTATTCTGCATTTGCTGTTTTATTTTTTCATTTTCTTCTTCAATATACCGCATCAACATAGTAACATATAAACTCTTTTCCCAAGGTACCAAAGATTCTATGTCACTTAAAGAATATTTATGATGTTGCATCAAAGCAAAGTTTGTTTGGTAATGATTGGTTATC